ACGAAGTCAGCTTTGGTAAGGCTGTCCAAGCCCTTATGATTTATTCGATGTTTAAGTTTACGTCCCTGACGGAAACTCAAGCAAAGAAATTCATAACAGCGATCAATGCGGAACCTCCTCAGGTTCCACATAAGCTTCGGATTGATCTTGGCAGATCAATTCGTCAGAACTTTCAACAAGTTCGAGTTGATCGGACACAGGAGCTTTCACTCCTGGTCTATCGTGGTTCTCCGCCAACACTTAAGCCGAGTCTTACAAGCTCGTCTTGGTCCCTTGCGGGCCTTAATAAGTATAATCGGAAACAGGATTCAGATGTGCTCAGCAATGCTGAGTATTTTCTGGATCCTCGTCATGTGCCTTTGTATTTTGAATACAAAGACCTGTACAGTCCCCTTCTCAAGGGACTTCCCGGTATCTCCGACAAAATCGAAGAGATGGGAACCTGGTACAAGCATGAAACACGACAGTTTGTAGAAGGTGGAGAAATTCATTTTCTCCAAGAGGCGGGTGGCAAGCTGAGAAGCATTGCTAGCCCACACCTTGTTCATCAATTGGCCTTGAAGCCGCTTGGTGATTCAATCTACAACCTTGTGAAATCCCTACCATGGGATTGCACATTTGATCAGTCTCGACCCATTGCTACACTTCAGACTCATTTGTCCCAAGGTCTTACTATACATAGTGTTGACCTAAGTTCAGCCACTGACTATTTCCCTTTGGAAATTCAGATGACTGTTCTGAGAGCATTCTTTGGAAACATCCCCGATTTACGTCTTTTCGAAGACATAAGTAGGAGTTGTTGGCGTACTACTGGTGAATTCCAGTATGCACTTAGATGGAAACGTGGCCAACCTCTAGGTTTGTATCCTAGTTTTGGTACGTTTACATTATCCCACGGAATACTTCTCTGGTATCTTAATGGATGTCAACATAATCACAAATTTTATGTTGTCGGTGATGATGTTGTTATCTTAGATAACAACCTCTACACCTCATACATTAAGTTCCTGGAACAAATGGAATGCCCTTATTCGAAAGATAAATCCATCTCATCAGCTAAACTTTGTGAGTTTGCTGGTAAGATTATCACAAGTACTAAGGTTTTGCCTCAGTATAAGTGGAGGGAAATGTCTAATGACAATTTCCTGGATATCTGTCGACAGTTGGGCAGTCGTAGTCGGTC